GGCGCGGTATTGCCGAATTGCTTCGTCAAGGTCTGCGTCCGTGTCGGCGTATTCGTCGGCCAGGCCGTACTCTATGCAGTCTTCGGCAGTCAGCCAGGTTTCCGCGTTCAGCAGTTCCGCCAGTTTGTCGGCGGGCAGCTTGTCGCCCGCCTTGTTCATGTAGGATTGAATTGCCGCCAGGTTGATAACTTCCATGTCGTCGGCAGCCTTGCGCAGCTGTGTTGCGTTGCCGTAGGCCGGACCGGCGGCGTTGTGTACCATCATGCAAGTATTGCGCGGCATGATAATTTTGTCCGCCGCCATAGCAATGACAGAAGCCGCAGAAGCGGCGTATCCGTCAATGTATGCCACTACAGTGGCGGGGCAGCGGCGCAGGGTGCTGTAAATTCCCAGCGCTTCCTTTACGCTTCCGCCCACACTGTTGATATACAGGTTCACGGTGTCGCCAGCCGCCGCGCCGTTCAGGTTATCGACGAAGTAGCGCTGGCTTGTCTTGCTTTCCACGGTGGTTTCCTCGCCGGTGTACCAGTTCCGCGTTTTTTGGTCGGGGGCGATAGTGTCCACCAGCCAAAAATTGAACGCCTTCCCAGTCGTTCCGGCCTGCATAACTGCTTCCATTCCGATTCTCATTTTTTACTTCTCACCTCCTTTCGGTGCCGCAGCCTGCGGCTGTACTTTTTCCATATTTTTGGTGCGGTTGTATTCGCTTGCCCACCTTTCGGGGATCGGGTCGTCTTCAAACTTTTCGCGCAGTTCGTTGACGCTATAAAGCGCGTCCTGCACCAGCTTGTCGGCCTGCGCCGCCGCGTCGAAAACGTCCACAAGGCGAATGTGCGTAGTGTCAACCATCATCTTCCAGCCGTTCAGCACGTCCTTGCCGTAGGCTTTTCGGTTGATTTCAGTTTCAATCAGCCGCAGCGGCGGCTTTACGCCGAAGGACAGCGTGCTGCGGATAGCTTCGTCAATGTTTGTGACTTCGCCGCGCAGCAGGCTGGGTGCGACGTGATAGACGTTGCAGGCGCGGTCTTGGGCCTGTTTGATAAGGCTGTCCAAGTCGCTTATTTCGTTTGCGCCCTTCTGCGTGGCTGCTCCGTCCTGCGGGACGTAGTGGAAGCCATCAAGCAGGGGAAGCACGGCGTTCTTGTTTTCAAAAAACGTTTTGAATCGCTCGTTCATCAGCTTGTCCAGATCGGTTTCAAACGTCTTTTTGCCACGAGCCTGGCCGGAAATTTCCAGTATACCGCTGCGCCCGCCCGACTTCTTGTACTTGTCCAGTGCTTCCTTCATTGCTTCGCTGTACAGGCCACGCAGGTTCGCCAGCAGCGCGGCAGCGTCCTGGTTTGCCAGCCGGAAATAAAACACGTCCGGCTCCGTAAGCGTGTAGGAAAGCGT